TGGTAATACCACAACTGGTACTCAGACACTGAAGATTAAGTCGCTGCCGGCTGTCACTTCTGAAGATACTTCTACGCAAGCATATTTTGCGGTCACATTCGAAGATACTTGGAATCGTGCACAGAACTTCACAGGCAATACAATCTCACGTGACTGGGAATTCTATAACACAGTCTCAACTGCTCCAGGCACATCACGTTATCTTACAGATCGTAGTCTGACTGCGGTTGACCAAGTAAGTGTTGTAGTTATAGACGAAGATGGTAAGTTCTCAGGTACACCAGGAACCGTTCTTGAAGTTTACGAGAATCTATCACGTGCTACAGACGCTATCGGCGAAGATGGTACGACTGCTTTCTACAAGACAGTTATCAACGATAACTCACGTTATGTATGGGCAACAAACGATCGCGCAGAAGCTCCATCGGCTGCCGCTGCAAGTATTGCTAACTCAACTGCAACATTGCCATATTCCAAGTCTTTTGTTGCTGGTCGCGATGGCATAACAGAAAGCACCGCTACTGTTTCTGCTCTTGCTGCTGCATATGATCTCTTTGCAGATGCGGCAACTGTCGACGTATCCCTGATTATGACTGGTAAAGCGGTTGGCGGAACAAACGGCGAACAGCTTGCTAACTATCTGATCGACAATATTGCTGATACTCGTAAGGACTGTGTGGTATTCGTATCACCTCAGAAGGAAGATGTTGTTGGTGCTGCCGTTGAAGGTGCACAAGCAGCAAACATCGTAACATTCCGTCAGAGCCTACGTAACAGCTCGTATGCATTCATCGATTCTGGTTATAAGTACCAGTACGACAAGTACAACGACGTATATCGTTACGTTCCACTGAACGGTGATATTGCCGGTTTGACAGCACGTTCAGACAACCTTCGTGATCCTTGGTATTCGCCAGCTGGTTATAACCGTGGCCAAATCAAGAACCTTGTCAAGCTAGCTTATAGCCCAAGCAAGAAGGATTGTGATGTTCTATACAAGAATGATATCAACCCAGTAATCACACAACCAGGTCAAGGAACAGTTCTGTTCGGTGATAAAACGGCTCTTGGTCGTCCAAGCGCATTCGATCGTATCAACGTACGTCGTCTGTTCATCGTTCTAGAAAAGACCATTGCTACTGCAGCAAATCAAATGCTTTTCGAATTCAACGACGAATTCACAAGAGCACAGTTCCTGAACCTGATTGAACCATTCCTCCGTGATGTTCAAGGCCGTCGTGGTATCACTGATTTCCGTGTTGTTTGTGACGAAACAAACAATACTACTGAAATAATTGATACAAACCGCTTTGTTGGTGACATCTACATCAAGCCTGCTAAGAGCATCAACTTCATCCAGTTGAACTTCGTAGCTGTTCGCTCGGGTGTAGAGTTCAATGAAGTTGTTGGCCAGTTCTAATAAATAAAAGAAACTAGGAGGAAAAGCAAATGGCTTTTAATATTAATGAGATGAGAAGCCAACTGGTCTACGGTGGTGCTCGTCAGAATCTATTCCAGGTGCGTATCAACAATCCTGCGAATGCTTCTGCAGATCTCAAGACACCATTTATGGTTCAAGCTGCCCAGATTCCCGAGTCACAACTCGGTGTGATCCCTGTGTTCTACTTCGGTCGACAAATGAAGTTGGCCGGAGACAGAACATTCGGTGATTGGACAGTAACAATTATCAATGACGAAGATTTCTTGATTCGTAACGCAATGGAAGAGTGGTCCAACCGGATCAACCGTCTAGAGCGTAACGTTCGTGAAATCAATCGTTATAAGTCTAATGCTACTGTAATTCAGTACGCTAAAGACGGTTCACCTATCCGTGAATATAAGTTTGATGGGATCTTCCCAAGTGTAATCTCACCGATCGAGCTAGATTGGGCAAACACCGACCAGATTGAATCGTTCCAGGTCACATTTACATATGACTACTGGACAGTCAGCGGTGGAAGTACAGATAGAGCCGGTGGCGCCTAATAAGTAAGGGGTAACCATTCCCCTTATTTTTTTGTTATTTAAATTGGAGAACCCATGGCCGAATTATTTGGTTTTGAAATCAAGAGAAAAGTCGAACCATTAGACATTCCTTCGTTCACACCTAAAGCAGCCGATGATGGCGCGATGGTTGTGGCCGAAGGCGGTGTTTATGGTACATTTGTAGATCTTGACGGTGCAGTTCGTACAGAAGCAGAGTTAGTCAATAAGTATCGCGAAGTTGCAATGCATCCTGAGGTCGAAATGGCCATTGATGATATTGTCAACGAAGCTATTGTTGCTGATCCTAAGAAAGAGATTGTCAGCCTTAATCTAGACGATCTTGAACAACCTGATAAAATTAAGAAATTAATTCAAGAAGAGTTTGACAACATTGTTGACCTTCTAGAGTTCAATCAGCATGCATACGAGATTTTTAAGAAGTGGTATGTTGATGGTCGTCTAATCTATCATGCAATGATTGACGAAGCAAATCCCCGTGAAGGTATTAAAGAACTTCGTTACGTCGATCCACGTAAGATCCGTAAAGTTCGTACAGTTAAGAAAAGAAAAGTTGCAAAGGACTCTAACGTAACCGTTCCACAAACCGGTGAAGAGTTCTACATCTTTAATGAGAAGGGATTCTCGAAGACAGCAGGCGTTCCTAATAACGTTGCTCCCTTCCAGGATACCGGTGCACAAGGTCTAAAGATTGCTATTGACTCTATTGTCAACGTATCATCTGGTCTTGTCAATGTAAACGGTGACCTTGTTATTGGTTACCTACAAAAAGCAATCAAACCACTGAACATGCTGAAAGCGATGGAAGACTCATTAGTCATCTATCGTATCTCACGTGCTCCTGAACGTCGTATCTTCTACATCGATGTCGGCAACCTTCCTAAGCCGAAGGCTGAACAATATCTTCGTGACGTTATGACACGTTTCAAGAACAAGGTTGTATACGATTCATCGACTGGTGAGATCAGAGATGACCGCAAGCATATGACTATGCTCGAGGACTTTTGGTTGCCACGTCGTGAAGGTGGTAAAGGCACAGAAATCACTACCCTCCCGGGCGGGCAGAACCTTGGTCAGATGGATGACGTAACGTACTTCCAGAACAAACTATATAAAGCACTGAACGTTCCAATTGGTCGTATGGATCCATCTGCACAGTACAGCTTCGGTCGTGCTACAGAAATTACACGTGATGAAGTCAAGTTTGCTAAGTTCATCACACGTCTAAGAATGAGATTCTCGGATCTGTTCACACGTATCCTTGAAAAGCAACTGATCCTGAAGGGTATTATCACTTCAGAAGATTGGGCAGAATTCAAGACCAACTTCAAGTTTGAGTATGCCGAAGACAACCACTTCGCCGAACTGCGTAACACCGAGATCCTTCGCGATCGTGTTTCGATGCTTCGTGATGTGGATGACTATGCTGGCAAGTACTACTCACATGAATGGATCCGTCGCAATGTTCTTTATCAGACAGATGAAGACATGAAAGAAATCGACGAGCAGATTGTTGAAGAAAAAGACAACCCACAATACAACCAACCAGAAATTGGACCTGATGGTCAACCAATTCCTGGAACCGGTATGCAACCGGATGATGCAGGTACTCCACCTGTTCCACCGGCTGTAAAACCACCTAAGGATGCGGACTTTGGTCCTGCAGTACCTGATGTGGTGAAGAAACCGGCTTGATTATAAATAAAAAGAATACGGAGAAAAGTTATGCCAAATATTGACGATTTAATCAACACAGCACTAGAACAGCAACCAACTAAGTTTGCTTCGGTGTTCAACGACATCATGGGGCAAAAAGCTACTGAAGCACTTGATTCAATGCGTACAGGTGTAGCGCAGGGCATTTATGCTTCGGAAGAAGATTTAGAACCAGAAGATCAAGACAACGAAGATCTTGACGATGACATTGACGACGACGAGTTTGATGACGTTGATGATCTAGACCTGGACGACGATATAGAATTAGATGACCAAGATTTAGAAGGACTGGACGACGATGGCGAAGACGCTTAAGGATTTTCTAGAAGGTTACTTAAAAGTTAAGTCTGCCGATGAACAGAAGTTTATCGACAAGCACGTAACTGTAAAGAATCCTGATCGTAACGGCAACGGCGATGATGTCTTCAAAGGCAGCACCAAGGCTATTGACCGTCGTAAAGAACGCAAGGGCTACAATCCTGGTGAAGACGAAAAGGTCTACGAAGCTCTTAAGGGTAATCAGCACAAGATCGATGCCAATAAGAATGGCAAGGTTGATGCGCATGACTTCAAACTTCTTCGTAAGAAGAAGGGTGTTAAGGAAGAAGTTGAAGAGCTAGAAGAGCTTTCGACAGATACAAAAGATTCTTATGCTAAAAAAGCAGTAAAGCAACTACCTGGTCTTTCCAAGAAGAGCGGTGAAACTGCCGATGATGCGCGCAAGTATTACAATCGCAAGAATACCGTTCGTAAGATTGCTAACGAAGAAGTTGAGCTTGAAGAAAAGCTTGACATGAAGAAAGCTTCGATGGGAACCGTAGTAAAGGATTTCCAGAAGTCAGACGCTCCTCAGTTCAAAGGCAAGTCAGCAAAGAAGCGCCAGGTTATGGCGATTGCTGCTAAGTTGACAGCAGAACGTGGTGGCAAACCACTTCGCAAGGAAGAACGTCTGCAAAAGCAGCTGACTGATATCTCTGAATCACATCAGCGTATTATGCTAGAAGTATTCGAAAAGCTTAACGAAGACAACAAGTCAAAGTTCATGGAAGCATGCACAACTCCTGAAGGTGTTGAACAGATGCTAGACTTTGCTATCAGACACAGAGGTGAATAATGGCTGTTACAATTTCATCACGTAAAAATACATCATTCGTTATTCACGTATCTTCTGCCAATAGCGGAAATATCGTTCTTGCCGGTAATAGCACTACGACTAATGTTAATGGCACATCTACTTGTGTGGCCATTGACAACGAAGTCTTTTCTGGTGCTTATATCACACAAGCATTCTGGGGATGTGATGGAACTGGAACTATCCAGGTTCTAAGAGGATCTACTCTTGTTGCCGAATATGATTCGACAGGTCAGAAAGATTATGCTGGTTGCGGTATGCCACTGAACGTTAATCCTACTGCAAACCTGGTAGTTAACTTTGTAGGCTCATCCAATGCATATTGCATGCTAGAACTGCAGAAGCAAGGCACATTCACTTCAGAATATAACCTTAGGTAAGAAAAAATGAAACTAATTACTGAACTTACTGAAGATGTAACCGTTGTTACAGAAGCTCGTGAAGACGGGAAAAAGAACATGTACATCGAGGGCATCTTCCTACAAGGTGGTATCAAAAACCGTAATGGTCGTATGTACCCGGTAGAAACTCTTGCCAAAGAAGTAGAACGCTACAACGAATCATACGTCAAGTCGGGTAGAGCTCTAGGAGAACTAGGTCACCCAGACGGTCCACAAATTAACCTTGATCGCGTTTCACACGTAATCACGAATCTTCGTCAAGAAGGCATGAACTGGATCGGTAAGGCAAAGCTGACTGATACGCCTATGGGTAACACAGCCAAGGGTCTTATTGAATCAGGTGTTCGCCTCGGTGTTTCTTCCCGCGGTATGGGATCACTTCGCCTTAACAAAGAAGGCATCAATGAAGTTCAAGACGATTTCCATCTAGCAACAGCAGCCGACATCGTTGCTGATCCTTCAGCCCCTGATGCATTCGTTAATGGCATCATGGAAGGTGTTGAATGGATCTGGGAAAACAGCATGTTGGTAGCTCATAAATCTAAGTTGCAGGTCGAATCTGCTGTAAGATCACGCGAACTTAACAACGAACGTAAATTACAGATCTTTGAGAACTTTCTCAACGAAATTTCCAAATCTTAATCAAATATAAATAAATAAAATTCACAAGGAGTGTACAATGTCAGATAAAGATACAACCGAAATCGTTGAGAATGCTCAAGACGAAATCGTAGAATCTGCAGGTTCGGAAACACTTAAGCCGAATCCAACAACTGTTGAAAAGCTTGCTACTTTCACATCACTGCTAGCGCAACTTAAGGGTGAAGATCTTTCTCACTTCCTTAACAACTCGCTTGCACAGATCGGTAAGGAAGCTGCTCTAACACCTTCAGCAACCGCTCCTGGTAAAACAGGTATGGGCCAGATGCCACGTGCAACTCTTGGTGCTGTTAAAGAAGATATCAGTGCAATGTTTGCTGATGAAGATCTTACAGAAGAATTCAAAGAAAGTGCATCAACACTTTTTGAAGCTGCTCTTACAGCTCGTATGAATCTTGAAACTATTCGTCTTGAAGAAGAATTTGCTGAGAAGCTTTCTGAAGAAGTCGAAGAAGTTAAAGAAGAAATGACAACCAAGATCGATCAGTATCTTGATTATGTTGTTGAACAGTGGGTTGAAGAAAACAAGCTTGCTATCGAAACTTCACTTCGTTCAGAAATTGCTGAGAACTTCATGGAAGGTCTCCGTAACCTGTTTGCAGAATCATACATCAACGTTCCTGATGAAAAGATCGACGTTCTTGGTGAACTGCATGCACAGATCGAAGAGCTTACAGCTAAGCTTGACGAATCAATCAACACAACACTTGAGCTTCAAGCTGTAATCGACGAAGCAACTCAAGAAGCCACATTCGACGAAGTAAGCGAAGGTCTTGCAGCCACTCAGGTTGAAAAGCTTCGTACACTTGCCGAAGGCATTGAATTCAGTGATTCTGAAACATATGCCAAGAAATTGAACATCATCAAGGACAAGTACTTCACCGAAGGTAAGAAGGTTGTCTCGACTGGTGTTATTGCTGAAGAAGCTGAAGAACTAACTGAACAGGCTGCTCCAGTTCCTGCTCACATGGCTCAATATGCTGCAGCAATTTCAAGAACTTTAAAATAATAAATAAAAATACCAAAACCAAGATACCAAAAAGGTAAGGGGAAAATACAATGTTAGCTGAGGAAGTCCAAAATAAGTGGAAGCCAGTTCTTGAGCATGCCGATCTCCCAACGATCGACTCTGCCCACAAGCGCGCTGTCACTGCACAAATTCTAGAAAACACCGAAAATGCTCTTCGCGAAGATGCACAAAACGGTAATTCACAGCAGCTTCTTGGCGAGTCGCCAACGAACGTTGCTGGCAACGTTTCAAACTTCGATCCAGTGCTTATCTCACTTGTTCGTCGTTCGATGCCAAACCTGATCGCATACGATGTCTGCGGCGTTCAGCCAATGACAGGTCCAACCGGCCTTATCTTCGCAATGCGTTCGAAGTATGCTAACTCAACCGC